GCCATTACCCGTATACAACACAGTATTAAACTGCTCAGACCCATCCTCAATAGTTGAGTCAGGCAAGTTGTAAGTGTTTAACTTCTTAAAGCCAGTTGGGGGAGTGTAAGCAAATGGTCGTTGACCGAAGTTAGCAGTCCACGCTCTTGTGCCAGTAGCACCTCCTCCTAATGTAAAAAAAGTTGCTTGTTTTCCAGCCAAACTAGAGTTAGAAACAGTTCCCTGACTTGTTCCATTTTTAAAAAATTCAATATCACCTGTTGAGGCATCAACAGCACATCCCATAACATCCCCTGTTGTCCAAGTAACTCCATAGGATGATGTTGTTCCATTAACATCTTGATTTGCATCTGCCCTATACATCGTTCTAGTTGCAAAATCATCATCAAGAACTCCCCAACCAAAACGGAAAGCACCGCCAGATGTTGTTGTTACAACCAGTTCCATATAATACTTACCAGAACTTGCTGTTATTGTTCCTGCTGAATAGGCATAATAAGTATTTGACCCATCAAGATTTCCATTTGAAAAAGACGCTTTATACAAACTTAAAGCATTAGTAAACAAATAAAGAGGATTCCAAGTGCAGAAGTTAGCAGTATCCTCATTTGTCAGAGTCGGCACATCCGTCATTGAGTCGTATGTTGTACCGGAAGTGAGACTGATGTTGTTTGCAGTCCAATCATTACCGTTACCAGACTGATCCTGAGAAATAGTAGCCGTGCTAGTGGGGTCGTTAAAATCTAAATAAAAACCATTAGTCCCGTATGTGCCTGTGTAGGCTTTAGGTTTCCAAACACCCGTGTCCTCGTCAAACTCACCAAAGTCTGTTGGATCTAATGCTTGACCGTCAATGAAGTTTATCTCGGTTAGGTAGCCCTCCATATAACGATCTGGAGTCGTAGTAGCTCCTACTGTTGCTCCCACAGCGTGTAAATTACCAGATACGTTAGCGTATGTTGCAAGACCACTAGAAGGGTAATCGCTTAACCTAAGTGAAGTTTGTTGAACTCCATTGACGTATAACTTAACTCTATCTGAACTCGTAGCTTGATCTGTATCAACTGCACAGACAAGATGATACCAAGCAGAAGGATCTCTAAATACAGCATTCGTAGCTAACCTTAAAGTATACGCAGCACCCGTATATTCAAAGATTTGAAATTCATCGGAACTATTTATCAACATTGATAAATATCGGTTTGTATAACCAGAAACATCTACTGAAAATAAAGAAGTGTTTGCTGCTAAACCAGATCGCTTGACCCATCCACTCCAAGTCCATTCAGTTCTATCTCCTGTTGAGCTAGGAGTCCTAGTCAAATAAGCAGACGCAGAACTGCGAAACCGCAAAGAGCGATCTAAAAGATAACCCCTAGAAAGCCCAGAACTTCCCGCAATAGCTGGCTGTGGAAATAAACTCATGAGTAATTAGATGTAAATACTGTGTGAATTGAAGTTGCGGATCTAACTACATAATCTACCCTATCCACAGCGTTAGCCGCTGTACTCAAAGTAGGTGCCGTACCGTTAGAAAAATCCCAGTAGCTTCCCCAGCTAAGTGTTCTACTTCCCGTGCCATCTTGCACAATAAATATAGAACCAGTCTGACCAGACACAAAATTTGTGGGGTTAGCTAACGTTCGGTTACCACCCAAAGTCACCGTAAAATTAGTATTAGATGACATGTCCGGTGTAATGGTAGCCGCATCCGTTAGGGTAGCTACAACTCCAGGTAAAGCTAAGGTGTAACTAGTGTTAGTGTTAGGGGACGTTAAAGTTATAGTCCCCGTTCCACTAGCATTTGGGCTAAGTTCAATTCTAGACATAATTTTTTACCTTTAAATAACAACCCATCGTTGTCCAGTTGAAACCGTTACACTTACCCCAGAGCTCACGGTCATCGGTCCTACCGAAAATCCGTTCTCACCGCTGGCTATAGTATAACTCTGTGAGGCTACATCGTTATTAACAACGATAGCACCACCCGCTTCAGCACCTCCTCCAATGTTACCCCAGGCCCCAGCAGCGTATCCCTCAAACTGAGCATTACTGGTGTTGTAACGAAGCATTCCATTGGCAGGACTACCTGATCTCTCTCCTGTGGTGCCAGCTGGAACTTGAACCTGACCCGTACCAGAAAAAGTACCATCGCCCGAAGCGGTAAAGGTACTCATGGTGGTATCACCAGTAACACCCAAAGTAGACGATAAAGTAGCTGCCCCGGTAACGCCTAAACTAGAAGATAGAGTCGTTGCCCCAGTGACTCCTAACGTCCCAGATAAAGTAGTATTACCTGTGACCCCTAAAGTACCTCCAACCGTTGTATTACCGGAAGCAGAAGCTACCGTGAATTTGTTTGTAGCAACATCAAAGTCACCGTCAACCCCAGCGGCCCCCGTGACATCTAAAGTACTTAAGGTAGTGTTACCCGTAACTCCCAAAGTACCGCTTAAAGTAGTATTACCTGTGACTCCGGCATCATTAGAAACTGTTAAATCGTTTGTTACGGTTAAATCGTTTCCAATTGTTACATCGCTAGGAAGACCTATTGTTACCGTTTGACCAGAAGCCGCCGTTTCTACCTCATTAGCCGTTCCAGCAACCGTAAAGGTTTGACTATCTAAATCGACTGCTCCTGTCCCAGTATCACCCGCAAAATCTAAATCCTGAGCAGTTACATTGTTATCTACATAAGCTTTAATAGACTGTTGCGTAGCCAACGCAGTGGGACTATCAGAAGCCATGTTATCTTCGTCAAGTATTGCGGTAACCGATACAGAACCCAACCGAAGGCTATCAAAATAAGCGTTGTTAAAAACATTAGCTGCAACAGCACCACTCCCAGCACCGTTGAAATAGACAATGGCAGTTGTCCCGGAAGGTATCTCATAGTCGTTCGACGCATTGTATGTACCTTGAAATAAAATAAGGCTTCTACTTCCAGACAAATTATTCCGAACGTAGACGATTTTCTCAGCGTCATTTGGAGTTAACTGAACATACGCCGTTGCACCTAAATCACTGCTATCGGAAAAAATAACCATACGGTTTCTACCATTTGAAGCAGAACCGTCGTTAATAGGCAAGGTGTTCGGGCTACCCGAAGTACCTGCTGACGTAAGTGAGACCGTGACTTGACCATCTAAAGAAGTGTCAATCAGGCTTAAGTTTACATTGGTAGTATCTCCCCATGTGCCCGACTGTTCGCCAGTGGCAATAAGCTCGATACCATTATTTAACGTATATGAACTTGGCATCTTTCACCCTATGCTGCTATTCGCAGCCAATCTGGCGACTGCGATGGTTGTTCTTCTGTCCATCCGGGAGATTGCGATGGTTGTTCCGTACTATAACTTGGATCTTGACCTGGAACAATATCTCCCCAGACAAACGCTTTTCCGACGCTGGCGGTGGCAGAAACTCCGGACACAAAAATGGATGTTTCTGGAATAGCTGTTACAGAGCCAACGTACCCCGTAGCAGTTTTTCCGCTAGGACGCACAAAAGCGTCTGCGGATACAGTTGCTGAACCAACACCACCCGTTGCTGGAATACCAATAACAGGTATGTTGTTAGTGGTGTCGATAGTTACGGGATCTCCAGATACCGTAGCAGAAACACCTACTAATTCAATCCCAGCTCCTGCAATAACACTTACAGATCCTACAGAAGCGGTTACTTCAAGTCCAGTTACAGGAGCCGTGATATCTACGGTTGCAATAGCATTACCTACTGCACTTGTAGCTTCAACCCCCGTAGGATACGCATTACCCCAAGATTTTACCTCAACTGTTCCTACCGAAGAAGAAGCAGATAAACCTGTGATTGGAGCGTTAGCGTCCGCAGTGACTGTTAAGCTTCCTACCTGTCCTGCGGCCCCAGAATTAGTATCTGAGCCACCATTCCAAGTAGACGAGTTCCACGTCCCTCGCCCCCAGCCACTGAGGGGGACGATGACATCAGCCATTAGGCTATCCTAATAATTGCATTAGTCGCATCAGCAGTTGGAAACACTACAGTAAAGTCACCGGCTGTTGACGTTTTATCAGCGCCAAAATCCAGAACAACTACAGATGGGTTAGTTACACTTATGGAAGTCGTATTAGGCGTACTGTTGTAAATTAATGCACCCCTAGCGGTAATTGAGGCAGTAGTCCAAGTCTCATCCGCAAAATCCGTAAAGGCGGTAGTTCCACTTGTTGATGGGTCAACGTTAGTTAATACACCACCTCCAGCACTGTATCCAGTACCACTTGTTTCATTAGTGGCGCTATAAGCTGTGGTTGTATCATCTAATGTGGCTGAAGACGTATACAAGGCAATCTTAAAAGTATCTGCCCCATTTGCAAAATCATGTACCCCGAACATTAGTTCTTTTTTAAAGGAGGTACACATGTAATTTCCTGTAAAAGCCATATCACAATCTCCTTATTAAATCTGCTAGATCTTTATGACCTGCGTCACATAAAGCATTATAAACCGTTGTTCTATCGCTTTTAATTGCTTCTCGCATATAATAGGACAAAACTTTAATTACTTGGCCTTTAAATGCCCTAGCCTGGTCTCTTATTGCAGGATCTGCGGTATCTGATATAGATATAATTTTATCAGCACATCTCTCTGCAATCTCTTCTGGGGTAAATCCCCGTTTATTTGTAGTTTTTACATCTACTACAATCTTTGGAGTAATATCCAAATTTAAAGCAGGCGTGTTCATCGTTTAGCCCTGATAACCATTCCGGTTCTGTATTCATCTGTAACTTCTTTGGATTCACCCAACATCTTCATGCCAATCAAAGCTTCGGTAAATCGTTTTTCATATAAGCCTAATAAATCGTTTTCGCCCTTCATGTATGTATACGCTTCTATCAAGCTTCCGTAAAGCATAGCAATACTAGCGTTCTCACTTAACCACGTCACACCATCTTCAGCACCAGCCGTAAGGCTTGCTGGGCGATAAAAATAATGCAGTTCTACCGCATAATTACTATCCGGCGTAGGACCAATAATAAAATTGTTAATATCAAATACTGCGTAATATCTAGGATTTCCCGTGTCGGTAGCGTCTGGAGCAAACGTTTGAATAAAGTCAGAATCTTTAAACTCTAAAAAAACGTGATCCCCGCTAGTATTTACAAAAGATAACGAAAAAGGGGACAAAAAATCACTGGGGCATCCCAAGTACTTATTAGACGTAGTAAATGTCCCGGTTACGTTTTTTCTAAATAAACTGAGCTGTACATTCTTTAAAATCCGCTCTTCCGCCTGTTGAATAAATACAGGAAGGTTATTAACAAACGAACTTTCGTTGTTTTCTGTGTAATCTTGAATAACGTTTTTTAATTCTGCGTATGTAAAGCTCATGATGTAGTCACCGTAACGGTACCAACTTGGCAAAAGCCCGTAGCCGGTCGCAAGTTTTCATTCTCTACCGTAGGAACCCCAACGTAAACGTCCATAGGTTCTACACGATCTGGTCTAGCATTTTGCAAAGCCTGTGGATCTTCCACTTTCCTAAAAGGCCCCAACTGAGGATGCTTTGGTTCATACTCGTCCGGTCCAACTAACAAGCCGTTCCATTCGCGGCGCATGACCTTATAAGGATAGCGAAACCCCGATCTATCCGAAATAGCCCACGAATCTTTGCCAGAAGCAAACTTAGCCATCAGCCAGACCTATAATAGCTAAACTTAGGAACAACATTAAAAGAAGCTCGATCACGATCTTCCTCTGCTGCCCTTTGAAATTCTTCTTCATAAATGGTCTTTAGCATTGGCGTCATCTTTGGATTCTTCTTCAAAGACAAATAGTACGCCAATCCAGCTGCCAAACAGGGATAAAACCTGAACGGCAAATCCATAGTGTTCGTAAACGTATCGGCGTCGTCCATTCTGGTCAACGCATCATAATAAATGGTGTACGTAGTCGAGCTATCGGGAACGGGCCAAACTTTTAAATTAGGCGTCAACTGCCTATCTAAAAAGAATTGGTTAGGTCTACCAGAAGTTGTCTTGGTCGGGATCGTCAAATATTCATCACGACTTAAACGCTCTAATGAATAATCGGTACCAGATACCCGGACGACAACAGATAAAACATCTATAACGTCCGTAGCTAAATCATACTCACCATCGTTTGCAACTAGGGTTAGAGACCTTTGCTTTATGGTCCACTGGTTTAAGCCACGATTAGCCCAATCAGCAAGCATCAAGTTAAGAGAACGTTTAGCTGTTTTTAGGTCGTAACCTGTCCTGACCTCCAAGCCACACCGCTCAAAAGCTTCTTCGATGTAATCCGCTACATCTAATTCAAAGTCTTTACTACCTGAAGTGCTCATCCTGTAGCTTTCTTAGGTTTTTTACGTTTCTTAGGTTTTTTATTTGTTTGTGAATCTATAAGTGCTTGCTTAGTAGGCGCACCTTTGGTTCCCGGTTTTCTCATTTTTTCCCCAGAACCAGCTTTTATTCTTTCTCGTTTTTTTCTTATGTTATCCCACAAACCTTGTTTAGAAGCCATTTTTACCCCCAAAGTTTATGAATTAGCGGCGCAATAAAGATCATAAGAACCATTCCCCACATGGCTTTTTGAAGCCATTTTAAATCAGCTCTTTGCTCGTCTAAACGCTCTTCAATACGTTGATAACGAAGATCACACTTCTCTTCGTGGTTGGCTAGTTTGACTAAAACGTCTTCTGGGCTCATATTATCACCATGCTTTACAGGACCAGTACCTTGCGGAAAACTTATCTTTCGCGGTGTCACAACTGTGACGCGCTCTAAAGCTTTTTCGACGGCTTGGTTGGTCTTTTTTAATAGACATATTTGGATCACCGAATCTAACCAATTTAACCTGATCGCCTTTTTTAGCCAAGACAGCAGATTTTTTTGGTCCGCTTGGTGTTCTTTTGGGTTTGTTATATCCAGCAAAAGTCTCTCCTCGATAACTTATTCGTCCAGAAGGAAGCCTTTTAACATTCTTAGTAGAAGCCATTACAAGTCACTCCCGTTTTGAATGTAAACAAACTCCATTGACGCGGACACATTAAAGTTAACCGACCCTGAAGAAGAAAATGCTCTCATCTCTAAGTCTGTTTTTTCTGTAAACTTTAACGGGAAAGTATAAAACTGTTCGTGCGCCCCATCTGTCAGGGTAAATCTTTCTTTTATCTGGAAGACTTCCCCATACGGCCTAGCAACAAGACTAGCATTTAAGAGAGCTTTGGTGGCAGTAGATGTGCCTGTGGACAAAGCCATTTTTGTAAGGAACGCTGTATATCCTGCGGGAACTGTCCAAAGGGCCATCAATGTTTGGTTATCACCATCCCCATTTATGGTCAGGTAAATGTTAGCTGGAACTCCAGCGGTCACTGTGCCTGTT